CGTTGTTGGGGCGGCTTTGGTCCACCGTATAGGTCGTACAACTCCTCGGGCGTCAAATTCATGTACTGAGTAATATGGAGAAAAACTTCCCTACGCCCGATCAATGCCCATGTCCTATCGTGATCCCCCGGCACTGCGGCGGTCTCATTGGCGCGGCAGAACTTGGCTAGGTCGCGCAGCACGGCCATATTGGCGGGCTGATCGCGGCGGAAGGTGAATACATAGGCGAGCTTGTTGCTGCGTAGATAGTCCAGCGTTCGCGATAGGGCTTCTTGGAAGTTCATACCCCCCATCCCTGCTGTTTTAATGCACAGAGATGATGAAATTCGATGCGCACAGCGGGGGCAATAACCTGCGCCACAAACTCCTCATGGGGCATGTACCACCATGAGCGCATCAACTTCTTGGGCACAGGGACAAATCCTCCCGGCCTGTACACACGCCGCACCGCCTCATCAATCATCTGCTCGCGTGTCATCGCTTATCCGGCTCATTCACCACAATGAACAGCGTCACATCATCCAAGGCGGCGGCTGTCACCACCGCTGAGCGAGGGTGCGAGAGCATATACTCATCAATCTCGCGCGTGTCGAATGCGCCCTCTATGCCGGTGATGAGTTTGCTTTGGCCGCGCACTCTAAAAACCTTAATCACGTTTCCTCGCTCTACCTGCCGCCCGCTTTGCGTATTCATCAGCAGCTCTAGGAGTATCGAATTTTCCCAAATGCTTCCCTGTGCGCCGATAGCGAGCGATCACGGTTTCCTCCTTCTCAGGCCCACCGCTCTCCAGCAATGTCTCTTTATGCACGCCATCCTCGGCAAACTCAAAGCTGGTGGTACCCATGCGGCGGCGTCCGCGCGTGTTGCCGCGCTCTATCATTTCGCCCACGGAATTATGGCGGGCTGCATCGAGGGGCACACGAGCGTATTTTGCGGTGATCTTAGCCATTATGCCGCTAGCCCTGCCTTAGCGCGTGCTGCACCAGCCTTCTGCAACGCTGCCTCAGCAGGTGCGGCCTGAATTGCCATCTGCTGCTGCTGTAGCTGAGCGCGGTTCTGTTGCTTTACCGCTATCGCCTCGGGGCCGCTCATCCAGCTATCGGGCACCGCTTGGATACGAGCGATCTCAGGTAGGGCTACCGGGAAGTCGAATGCGTCGAATACCGCTGGGTCGCCGGTCACGTTGGCAACCTCTGCCGCTGTGGCGAGCGAACGCTGGAAGCCCGCCACCTCCTGCGAACGCTGATCGCGTGCCAGCGGGGAGGCATACACTATTTGATACTCGCCACCTGCCTCGCGCAGCACTACGGGCATCTCTGGCAGCACTGGCCTACCCTTCACGCGCATTTGGCTGAGCAGGTCGATTTCACGGGGTATCATCGCACCCAGGTACTCGGATTGCTGCCTGCCTAGCTGGGGTGCGATCAGGATGCCGCGCTGGGCCATCATCTCCACTATTTGAGTGGCGGTGAATATCTTGGGATCGCCCAGGAGGATTTTGAACAAGTCCACGAGGAAGGCGCTGTCAATGAGGCCGCGCTCCTCATCCATCATCTCCTTGGTCACGGCGATGTCACCCACGGGCAGCGTACCCACGAGCGGCTTGCCATCAGGGCTCCAACCACCTTGGTTCATTGCGCCGGGGCGCATACTGAAGCCGATCAGGCCGTCCTCAGTGGTGAGGAGCACAGGTGACGCGGCTCTATGGCCTTGAGTGAGAAAGTCGCGTTTCTCTGCATTAAGAGTTTTAATCGCAGGAAGCACAAGCATGGCTGGTCCGCGTCCATACACCTCTCCAGGCGCTTGATCGTATCGAGCGGGAGCCAACGGAAAGCTGCTGTAGCCTCCTTCGCTAATGAACTCTGAGGTAGTAAGACAGCAATAGTAACTGGCATACAGCTTCCCCTTCTCATCATAGCGCTCGCGGTCATAGTCCATGCGGGGGCACACGCGGTGGAGGAACTCAAAGGGCTGCTGCGAATATTTATCAGCGGCCTCCCTGAGCTTCATCGGGGTTTTCTCGCGCCACTTCTGCATCGCCTGGGGGCCTGTCAGGCGGAACCAGCGGCAGAAGCCATCCACGAGCCCCTGATGGTTCTCACGCAGGAACATTTCACCGAATGGGACTGATTTGTAGCGCAGCCCTACCGCCCCATCTATCCAGTCGTATTGGTCAATGAAATTCAACCCATTCCCGAATGCACCCAGGGATTGAAACACATTCTGGTTTTGCGAGGCGAAATTGGCGGTGGGGGCGTAGCGCATCTTGAATAGGATGCGAGTGAGCTGCTCGAAGTAGAGGCGCACGCCACGCTGCTTCATCACGTAGTCGTTGTTGGCTTCAAGGAAGTGCCACGTCATGTTGCGTGGGGTGAGCAGGCTATCCAAGATCGCAGCGAAGCGGCTGAGTGCCATCATCGCGCTGGCATCTACCTGCCTATCCGTCTTCTTCATGCCAGGAAAGTTGTAAGACCCAACGTAAAATGTATTACGGGATGTTGGCAAAACTAGTTCGGCTACCTCCTCACACTGAGCCGAAAAAGTCGCCTTATAAGTTTGCAGTTCCGAGAACTCCCTTTTGCTCTCCTCAAAGATCGTTTCGTTGTAGCTCATCAGCGCGATGAACCGAGCATTGCCACGTTGCCGTACTTGGCGCGATAGCGGGAGAAGCCCTTGTAGCGCTGTGCCGCGCTCAGCGAGTTGTCGAGGGAGTTAATGCGATCCTCATCGAATTGCTCACTGTAGCTGGGACCGTTGCTGTAGCCGCCCGCATCCATACCAGCACCGCTTGCACTGCGCATGAAACTGCCCCTGCCTGGGGAGAGCAATTGCTGAGCGGGCTGCCTGCCCTGCTGCTGCCGTATGCCACCGCTGCCCGCCGATGCCAGCCCCAAATCCATCGCAGCACCCATCACGGAGCTGAGAAAGCCCGCACCACCACCCTGCGCGCCCTGCTCAGCGCCCGTGGGCACGGTGGCAGCCCTGCGCTTCTTGGTACTGTTGCTGAACAGTGATTGCGCGGCGGCGCTGAACTCGTTGAGCATGGGCTATCCCCTAACTCGGCTGCACCCCGCTTCGCGGGAGAAATTTAATCCAGCAACCCCGCTTTCGCGGGGCGCTGGGGGCGGCACTCTCTTACCTGAGCTACACGCGAGGCTTTTTGGCCTGCGCATGGCGGGGCTTCTCACCCACGCGACCACCGCCTAATTGCCCTATAACACATCCCCGCTGCGCGGGGGTAGCTGCGCTAGAATAAATCCGGCCCCTGCAAATCCGTGTTGAGAGCGAGTTTAGTCCGCTGCATCTCGGGGGAGTTGCGCAGTGGCCTGCCGCTCACGGTGGCAAATCTCAATCCCATGATGAGAATACGCGTGGCGCTCATCAAGTCATCGTTCTGCTTCACCAATTGGCCGTCCTTGCGGTGGTAGGTGCGAAATTCCTCAAACCAATCCGTGAGGTGGGCCGCTACCTTGAGCCGCCCCGTGGAGAAGCGCTCACGCATGGCCTCTATGCCAACTTCAGTGCTGATATTGCCATCGGGCCACTGCGCGTGATCGTGCATCATGCGCACGCCCTCATCCCTATAGAGCTTCGAGAGAGCGATACCTGAGCCTTTATCCCTGACTACACCATCGCGGGGGTAGGCCACGATGATGTCCCCGAAGGGGCGCATCGCTCTCGCGTGATCGAGAGGGCGGCAATCGCGCATACGAAATGCGTGCAGCAGATGAACCACATCAGCGTCACGGTCCCACGCACCCAGCACAGCGGCGAATGGGTGGCCTATGCCGAAGTCCACGCCCCACAGCTTAGGCCAATGGTTCGGCACGCTGAGCACGCGGGGCTCGGTAATCATCTCCTCAGCGATGTCGAATACGAGGCCCTCACCGAACAGGGGCACGCCATATGCCTTAGCTTTGCGCATGTGCGCTGGGTAGTTGGCGATGATCTCCGCGCGGCGCTCGGGCGTCATCGGTACATCGTCAATGGTCATGGTGAGCATCACCCGCTGCGGGCTGTCCTCATCCATGAACCTGCGCACCATCGGGGTTTTGCCCTGGAGCGGTGTGAAGGTGGTCCACCCCATGCCGTTGGTCGCAGTGATGCGCGTGATGCACTCTATGTAGATTTCGAGATCGGGTTCCTCATCGCACCAAAACCAATCGAGCGTCTCGCCCTGAAACTTGGCGCGGCCCTGCTCGTAGCTCTTAAAGCGCCCCACGCTCGTGCCACCACTCACATGCCGCACTTGAATAGTATCGAACGCATCGGTGATACCCCGTGCGAGAGATGGTCTGTCTACGAACAATCCCTTGGGGATCATTCCTGAACCAAATGCGCTATCCACTCCGGGCTCACCACACAGCTTGCGTTGCGACACGTCACGCACGAGCAGGGATGTCTCACCTGCAAGCCACCCACGAGTGGGGCGATCCCAGCGCTTGCCTGTCCACCATTCAGGGTACAGCCCTGTCATGTGGCACGCGGCCTCGAATGCACCGGCTTCGGTTTTGCCGAGCTGGTTGCCAGCGAAGAACATTCGCTCCGTGTATTTGTTGCCTAAGCTGAAAAACTCAAGCTGCTTGGGGTAGGGCTTCCAGAACTCGAATGCACGGAAGGTGCGAACCCAATCTATTTTCTCAAGAGCCTTCGCGGCCTTGAGCAGCTTGGCGCGTTCAGTCACCTTGGATCACATTTCCCTGCTTCGCGGGTTCGCCCACCGTGTCGTGGCGCACGATGATCTCAACACCAGGGTAGTCAGCTTTGATTTTCTCTAAGCCCCCATTGCGTGCAATCTCAGCTTTAGAGAGTACCAACTTGGGCTCCCAGGGCACTTCACCGAGCTTGCGCATCGCTTCAAGCATCGCTGTGGGAAGATCAGCCACGCGCCTTGGCCTCATCGAATGCGCGTCTCAGCACGAGATGGACCTTGCGCTTCCAGCGGGGCTCATCAGTGTTGAGCCGCCATCGTGCAGGGAGAGCAAGCCGCTTCTCAATCTCCCGATTGCTCATCCTCAACCTCAGTAACTGCATCAGCTTGTGCCACATTGCGCTTGCCTCTCACATTTCCCCGCTTCGCGGGAGGAGTGACATCCACCGCATCTGATCCCAGCAGCAGCTTTGGGTCAAGCCTGTGCTTCAATGCGGTAGCTCTAATATACTCGATCAACTCTATATCAGTGCGCTTGTCCTCGATCTCGATGTGCTGCCCCGTCACGCGCAGGAAACCGCGTCTATCCATGAGATCAGCGGCAGCTTTGTATCTGTCCTTATGCTGTGGGTCAGCGGCGATCTCAACCAAAGCTGCGGCAGCAATATAAACGCCACTATCAAGTTGTCTGTCAGCCTCCTCGCGGAGAGCTTTCAACACTCCAGGCTCACGTATGAGACGATACGCTTGCACCTTGGCAGCGCCGTGACTGCCGTTCGTCCATCCTGCCGCGACCACAGCTTGAGTTGCGTCTCGCCCACCACCACGGACGAACGCGATCACGAACTTCTGACGGCGTTCATCGAGAGCCAGCATCGCTGGTCCCATAGCGCTGTCGTCAGAAATTGGCACAGGGCGGCGTTGAAGGGCCTTCATAAACTAGAACTGCTAACAAGTTAACGTTTCCGAGGCAAGCGCTTCACTGATTGCATTGGTGAATTAAGAGAGCGTTCACGGTTCGGACGCTAACCACTCGCAATCCCTGAACAGCCGCGCCCAAATTCTCAAGTCGATGCTTGTGTTCTGCGAGAAGGCGCGAAAGAGGTGATCTAGCCACCACCCTGTGAACGATCTCGATAGGCGGGTGCCGGTGTGGGTATCCCCGGTCTATTCCTACAAATTGATATTGATTAATATAATCATATAGTTAGCTATAAGCTGATAGTATAGGCTGACTGT